AAGAATACTCATCTTGAGCATCTTGAGGACGACATTCTCAATAATGGCGCTCGTGGTGGTACTAATGCCATCAACTTTTTGTATTCTCTAAAGGATATGTTACAAGGCCGCAGTAGACGTAAGTTTAATGTGACGGTCAAGTGGGATGGCAAGCCTGCAGTTTTTGCTGGTACGAATCCAGAGAACGGTAAGTTCTTTGTAGGCACCAAGTCTATCTTCAATAAGACACCGAAGCTAAACTACACTGATGCTGACATAGAAGCCAATCACGGTCACGCGGGAGGTCTTGTAGATAAACTGAAGGCTTCTCTAAGATATTTTAAAGCCTTAGGCATACCAGGTGTCTGGCAAGGTGACTTGTTGTTCACTAGTGATGACTTGAGTACAGCTAACGTAGGTGGTGATGACTGTGTTATCTTTACCCCTAATACAATAACATATGCTGTTGCGGTTAATAGTGTGGTAGGTAAAACAATACAACGTCCAAGATTGGAGTGGTATGGCATACAAGTTATTCTGGTAGGACGATGGCTACCTTGAAGGCTAAGTTTGGTGTCAATGCTCAGGCACTGACACGGTCAAGAAACGTATGGTCAACAGACGCTACCTTTAAAGACACATCAGGCAATGTGACGTTCACTGCCGGTGAAGCGAAAAAGTTTCAAGGTGTGTTGAACATGGCATCGGGTTCATTAAAGAAGGCTTCATCATATCTCCATCTTATTGAAAAAGATATTAAGGCTAAGAATTTGTGGACACCTGCAGGCATCGTGAAGGTATTTTTGAACTCATACATTAGAGGTGGCCATAAGATTCAAGACACAAGAAAGGTTACAGCCTTCTTTGAGAAGTATTATGAGGCCAAACTTGATAAGAAGATCGCGTCTGTGAGAAGTCCAGCAGGAAAAAAGAAATGGAAAGAAGTTAAGAAGAACGGAATATTAGAATATAATAAATACAAAAGAGATATGTTTGGAGATTCAAAAGAAGAATAAAAATAAAGGTTGATGTAGAGCTCAAAGGTAGAGCAAACCCATGAATATAATTCCATAGCCTGGCAGCGGCGCTGTCTTGGAAAATATATGGGGAACTGCGGGATTTCTGCCACTGATAATGTAACGCATTTTTTGCCACCACTTATCAGGGTATATGTATAGACCCATCGGTGTGAGGTTCGATTCCTCACCACCAGCACCTACCACATTCATTTTATAAATATTAATGAACTTATTAATATCAAAATGGATTCTCAATGCTTACCTTTTTACAATTTCTTGCAGAACAATACCTAGAAGAAAAATTAATACTGTACAATCAAGGGAAGAGATACGGCCAAATCGTATTTCTTGCTGGTGGTGCTGGTTCTGGAAAAGGTTTTGCAATTAGAAATTTCATGGAAAAAGAGAAATTCAGAGTTCGTGATGTTGATGCGTGGAAAACAGCATTTATGAAATTGGCAGATACTACAGATAAATATCCAGAAATTAAAGGATTGAACCTCAAGAATTCAAGAGATGTTCTCAAGTTACATAAATTCGTAAAAGACAAAGGAATCAAAGAAAAATCTCTTGATTTGTTGTTGTCGGATGTAAATGTTAAAAATGCTCCCAATGTCATATTTGACATTACTATGAAAGATGCAAGTGGTATTAATACTATTATTCCAAAATTACTTGAGGTTGGATATGATCCAAAAAATATTCATCTCACTTGGGTTTTGACAAATTATGCTATCGCTATTAAAAACAATCAAACACGTACAAGAGTTGTTGCAGATGATATTATGCTCCTTTCTCATGAAGGTGCGGCCACAAGTATGTACGAAGTTATTAAAGGAAAAATTCCAAGAGGTCTTGATGGTGGTGTTCGGGTAATTCTCAATAATCTAGAAAATACCATACCATGGCTTGACCCCGACACAAAAAAACCAATGCTAACCAAACAGGGTAATATAAAAGTTAGAGATTTTACCTATTTGACTCTCAAGAAAGAAGGAAAAAGAATCGGCCCTGAAATGGGTGTGAAAAGACAATTATTGGGTTGGATAGAAGAAAATGTTCCAGACACGAAATTGACCAGAGAATTGATTCCAACAGAGTCAGATGTATAAAAAAATGAAAAAAATGAAAAAAACTTCGGAAAAAACTTGACATCCTTGTCAAAAGCTGGTACAATATAAGTAAAGAGTGAGAAAGTAAACCTTTCAACAATAAAATATTATGAAATATAACACAACCTCCCTAATAGAACAGAAATCTCTTCTTGCCAAACTAATGGCAGCAGAGAATATCTCGGTTGAACACAAGAAAATCCCTACTGCGGCATTTGATGTGAAGAATCGTGTTCTGTACCTACCTATCCTAAAATGGAAGCCGGGTTCTGAGGTCTATGACCTTTTTTGTGCCCACGAAGTTGGACACGCACTTTGGACTCCTGAAGATGGATGGCATTCTTCTATTAATAAAAAAGGAAAGGGTTTCAAATCTTTTCTGAACGTTGTAGAAGATGCAAGAATCGAAAAGAAAATTAAGAGAAAGTTTGCTGGTGCTCGGAAATCAATGATTGAAGGGTACAAGAGTTTAATGAATGAAGATTTTTTCGGATTGAGTAAGATGGGGGTTTCCCCTAACGATCTTGGTCTGATTGATCGTATTAACTTATATACCAAAGCCGGAACTTCTTACGGAGTCGAATTTACCGATGAAGAAAAAGTTTGGGTCAATCGTGTTGAAAGAACCGAATCTTGGGAAGATGTTGTCAAGGTTTGTGATGAACTTTATGATTGGTGTAAAGAAAATGAATCCGAAACTGATAATAGTTGCGGTGATTTTGGTGAAGATTCTGAATGGAATGAAGATTATGATCCTAGTGATTATGAAGATTCTGAAGATTTTGAAGGTTCAGAAGAAGATGCGGATGAAATGGATCAAATGATGAAAGATATGTTTGCTGAAGATTCTGATGAAGAATCTGAAGGAGATGGTGCTTCTGGTTCGGCCGAAGATGAAGAAAAAGAAGAATCGGTTGATTCGTGTGAAGATGGTTCTGGAAGTAAATCAAAAGAAGGAAAATCTTCTGACAAGACTGATGGAAAAGATTCAGAGTCGGGTGATTCATCTGAAGAAAAAGGAAAAGAATCTTCCAAGAAAGCCGGTTCTAATGGATTTGAAGGTGGAATTGGAGATGCTTTTGGTGATCGTGAAAATATGTCTACGGGGCCTAGTTCACTTACTGATGATGAATTTCGTAAAAGAGAAGAAGAACTGGCAGATATGAGTGATAGTACAGAACTTCCTCTTTATTTGACTTTTCCGAAAATTAATACAGATGCACTCGTAATTGATTATAAGAAAACTCTTGAAGAATGTAACACTTACTATGCAACTCAAGATGGTGCAAATGAATATGGAATTAAACTTCTGAAAAAGTTTAAGTCAACTAATGACAAAATGGTCAGTTATATGGCCAAAGAGTTTGAAATGAAGAAAGCGGCAGATATTCATCGCCGTGCATATAATTCAAAAAAAGGAACTCTTGACATGAACAAGATTCATGCATATAAGTATAGTGAAAATCTGTTTCAGCAAATCACAAATTTGCCTGAAGGAAAGAATCACGGTATGGTTATGTTCATCGATTGGTCTGGTTCCATGCACAATTATATGAAAGAAACTATTGAACAGTTGATTAACTTGACAATGTTCTGCTCGAAAGTTCAGATTCCTTTTGAAGTTTATGCTTTTTCTGATCATTATCGTGATTGGAAAGATGAGGATAATAATCGTCTTCGTAACGAAGAACGAAATCGTCTTTATAATGAAACGGCCTTAGGAAAGAAAGTTGCAGACTACAAAAAGAATAATATGGTAGTTTCAAATGGTTTTCGTTTGATGAATCTTTTTTCTTCACGAATGAGAAATCGTGAATTGAACAATGCATATCAAAATTTTCTTATGATTGCAGAAGGATTTAGTGAACGTTATCATCGTTATTACAGTAGTGATTATCGTTATTTTGGTATGCCTAATAATTAT